TGTTGGGGGAGGCGGGGTCGCGCAGCCTCAAGATGTCCGACATCTTCAAGTCGAAGAAGGACTGGCCACTGCTGATCGAGTCGAACGGTCGCGGGGCCTATCGACTCGCCGGGCTCTGAGTCCAGCCTGTCCTGTCGCCCCCGTAGGATCCCCGCCGTGGGATGCGCAGGGGGATGGGGGAGGATGGCGATCCCCCACCGCGTGATTCATCCCATGATTGCAGACTTCCGGCCAATCCCTCGCCGTATCCCACTCTGATCCCGACGACATCCCCGCACGGGACCGTGCATCTTCCTCCCAACAGAACACCGGGAGCGGACGATGCAGACGAGAACCTGCCTGAACCAGACTGAACTTGCCGCGCGCTGGACGATTTCGGCGCGTACCCTCGAACGCTGGCGCTGGACCGGCGACGGCCCGGCCTTCCTGAAGATCGGCGGTCGCGTGGTCTACCGCCTCGAGGATGTGCTGGCCTATGAGCAGGCCCGCCAGCGCCGCAGCACCGCCGAGCGGGGCGCGGCATGATGGCCCGTCATTCCGCTATCCGCGCAACAGGCGTCGTGTCGATCTTCGGCGCGGATGGTCCGGCGCTCGATGAAATCGGGCTGTCAGCTTGGATCGCGCAGGCCGAACCCGGAGAGACGCTGGTCTACCATCGCGGCTTTCTCGCCGTCGACACCTTTGGCTCGGCCTCGCCTCTTTCGCCCGAACGCCGCTCAGCGCTGCGCCGCACCGCCGATGCCGCCCTGCGCGCCGCCGAGCAGGACCTTGTCCATCTCGTTCAGGCCCGGATCGGGCCCGACCAGTTCGCCTACATCGCCATCGCCCGGCGCAAGCCCCGCCAGGCCGGAGCGTCCCTCTCGGTGCGCCTGCTTGAGGCCGCCTGATCCCCATTCCCCAATACGGAGACTGAAATGCCTTTCCCCGACAACACGCCCAGCATCGACGAGTTGATCAACCTGCCGGTGGGCGAGATCGCCCTGCTGCCTGTGGAGCTGCTGGCCGCGATGCAGCGCGAGATCGACGAGGCCGCGAAGCAGATGAAGGCCGTGACTGCGCGCTTCAACACTGCGCTCGAGGTCCGGTTTGCCACCCGCGCCGCCGAGGTGCGCAGCGCCTCTGGCAAGGACACCGGCACCGTTCGCTTCGACGAGGGTGATTTCACCATCGTCGCCGACCTGCCGAAGCGGGTGGATTGGGATCAGGACCGCCTGGCCGCCATGGTCGAGCGCATCCGGGCCGCCGGGGATGACCCCGCCGAATATGTCGAGATCAGCTTCAAGGTGCCGGAGCGCAACTATGTCGCTTGGCCCGAGGCCATCCGTCAGGGCTTTGAGCCCGCCCGCACGGTGCGGACCGGCACGCTGAAGGTCGAGATCCTCCCGCAAGGGGGTGCACAGTGAGGGATAGACCCAAAACACCAATCAGCGTGCGTTTCGCCCGGCACGTCCATTTCTGCGACTCTGGCTGCTGGGCTTGGACAGGCGCCAAGAACGAAAGTGGTTATGGCGTGATTGGTCGGGGGCGGCGTGGCGAAGGGAACGCAAAGGCACACAGGCTGTCCTTCGAGATTTTCCACGCGGTGCAACTGAACCCTCAGCAGGTCATCTGCCACCGTTGTGACAACCCGGCCTGCGTCAATCCCGAACACCTCTTCGTCGGCACCCAGCAAGACAATCTGGCGGACATGGTCAGCAAGGAACGGGGATCCACGCCTCCTCTCCTGCGCGGCACCGACAATCCGAAGGCCAAGCTGAACGAACACCTCGTCAGACGCGCGTTCCGGCTGCGGGAGGATGGCCTGTCCACATACCGGATCGCCGATGAACTCGGTGTCAGTCGCCCAGCCATTTGCTCGGTTCTCAACAGAAAAACATGGAGGCATGTCGATGTCCGGACTTCCAATCATATCAGCTGATCAGCGGCTGGTTGAGCCTCGCGGCATCAAAGGCTGCATCTTCGGGAAAAGTGGAATTGGCAAAACTTCGCTGCTCTGGACGCTTGATCCGGCACGCACGCTGTTCATGGATCTGGAAGCGGGCGACCTCGCCATCGAAGGTTGGCCGGGCGACAGCATCCGGCCGCGCACATGGGCGGAATGCCGGGATTTCGCGGTGTTCATCGGCGGCGCAAACCCCAGCCTGCGGGACGAGCAACCCTATAGCCCGGCGCACCACGCCGCCGTCTGCCAGAAGTTCGGTGATCCCGCCGCTCTTGACCGCTACGACACCATCTTCGTCGACTCTATCACGGTGGCCGGGCGGCTCTGCTTTCAATGGTGCAAGGGCCAGCCCGAGGCGCTGTCGGAAAAGACCGGCAAGCCGGATGTGCGCGGGGCCTACGGGCTGCACGGCCGTGAGATGATCGCCTGGCTTACGCATCTGCAGCACACGCGTGCCAAGAATGTCTGGTTCGTCGGCATCCTTGACGAGAAACTCGACGACTTCAATCGCAAGGTCTTTCAGCCGCAGATCGACGGATCAAAGACAGGGTTGGAACTGCCGGGGATCGTCGATGAGGTGATCACCATGGCCGAGCTGAAGGCCGAAGGGGGCGATCCCTACCGCGCCTTCGTCTGCCACACGATCAACCCCTGGGGCTTTCCGGCCAAGGACCGCTCCGGCCGCCTCGGTCCGGTCGAAGAACCCCACCTTGGCCGCCTGATGGCCAAGATCCGCAAACCCGCCGCCCCGGCGACCGAACGGCTGACCTATCAGCCGCCCGTCGAGGCGATCACGCCCGAACACCCACAATCCTGATCACAGAAGGAGACACCCCATGGGTTCCTGGAACGACTTCAACGACGCGCAGTCCAACACCAACCTTATCCCCAAGGGCACGCTGGCCAAGGTGCGCCTGACCATCCGGCCGGGTGGCTTCGACGATGCCGCGCAGGGCTGGACGGGCGGCTATGCCACGCGCGGCTCAACTGGTGCCGTTTATCTGAACGGCGAGTTCACCGTCACCGAGGGCCAGTATGCCCGGCGCAAGATCTTCACCCTGATCGGACTCTACAGCCCGAAGGGGCCGGATTGGGCGAACATGGGCCGCAGCCTCGTGCGCGGCATGCTGAATTCGGCGCGCGGGATTTCCGACAAGGACCAGTCGCCGCAGGCCCAGTCAGCGCGCCGGATCAACGGGCTCAAGGATCTCGACGGGATCGAATTTCTGGCCCGGATCGACGTCGGCACTGATGCAAGCGGCGACGACAAGAACGAGATCCGCAGCGCGGTGACGCCGGACCACCGGAACTACGCCCAGAATATGGGGCCTGCGCCGTCCTTTGCGGGGCAACCCGCAGCAGCGGCCTTTCCGCAACCTGCCGCGGCACCGCAGCCGTCGGCAGGTGTGCCCGGCCGTCCGTCCTGGGCGCAGTGAGGGTCTGATCCATGCGCCTTCGTCCCCGTCAGAGCCTGTTCGTGGAGCGCAGCCTTGCTGCGCTCTGCGATCACGGCAACACCCTCAGCATCGCGTCGACGGGGTTCGGCAAGACGATTGCCCTGTCGGCGGTTGTTGCAAAATCCCTCGAAGGCAGCGACGCCAAGGCCTACATTCTTGCGCATCGCGACGAGTTGACCGCGCAGAACCGGACCAAGTTTGGCCGGGTCGCGCCTGAAATCTCCACCTCGGTGTTCGATGCCGAGACCAAGAGCTGGGCCGGTCAGGCCACCTTCGCCATGGTGCCGACGCTGTCACGGGCCGCCAACTTGGCCGCGATGCCCGCGCTGGACCTGCTGGTCATCGATGAGGCGCATCACGCGGTGGCTGACAGCTACCGCCGGATCATCGATCATGTGCGAGGTGACAACCCCGCCTGCCAGATCTTTGGTGTCACCGCCACGCCGAACCGGGGGGACCGCAAGGGGCTGCGCGAGATCTTCGACAATGTTGGCGACCAGGTCCGGTTGGGCGAGTTGATCGCGTCGGGCCATCTGGTGCCGCCGCGCACCTTCATCATCGACGTGGGAGTGCAGGAACAACTGCGCGCCGTGCGCAAAACCGCCGCCGATTACGACATGACCGAGGTCGCGCAGATCATGAACCGCGCGCCGGTCACCGACGAGGTCGTCCGGCACTGGCAGGAGAAGGCGAGCGAGCGGCCGACCGTCGTCTTCTGTTCCACCGTCGCCCATGCCGAAAATGTCGCTGCCGCCTTCAACGGTGCGGGCATTTCGGCAGCCGTCATCCACGGCGATCTCGATGCCGGCACGCGCCGCCGGATCCTTGCCGCCTATGCTGCGGGCGAGGTCCGCGTCATCGTGAATGTCGCGGTGCTGACCGAAGGCTGGGATCACCCGCCCACCTCCTGCGTCGTGCTGCTGCGCCCCAGTTCCTACAAATCGACCATGATCCAGATGGTCGGGCGGGGCCTGCGCACGGTCGACCCCGAAGAACACCCCGGCATCGTCAAGACCGACTGCATCGTGCTGGATTTCGGAACATCGAGCCTGATCCACGGCACGCTGGAACAGGATGTCGATCTGGACGGCAAAACCGAGACCGGTGAGGCCCCCACCAAGACCTGCCCGGCCTGTGAAGCTGAAATCCCGCTCGCGGCCACCGAATGCCCGCTGTGCGGCGAGGCGTTCCCGCGTGAGGTCGCCGAGACCGGCGAAGGTGCGGATGCCACCCTTCTGTCGGGCTTCATCATGTCTGAGATCGACCTTCTGAAGCGGTCAAGCTTCGCATGGGTCGATCTGTTCGGCGATGACGCGGCCCTGATGGCCAACGGCTTCAATGCTTGGGGCGGGATCTTCTTTCTTGATGGCCGCTGGCACGCCGTGGGCGGATCAAAGGGTCGTGCGCCCCGGCTTCTGGGCGTGGGCGAGCGGACAGTCTGCCTCGCACAAGCCGATGATTGGCTGAACGAATACGAGACCGACGAGAGCGCGTTCAAATCGAAGGGCTGGCTGAAGCAGGCCGCGACCGAGAAGCAGCTGCAATATCTGCCGCCCGCGTTCCGGCAGGATTACGGCCTTACCCGCTACCGCGCCTCGGCGCTGATGACCTTCGGATTCAACAAGCGCGAAATCCGCCAACTCGTCGGCCGCGCCAGCCCGGACATCGGGAGGGCAGCGTGAACCATGGCGTGCATATCGCATCCCCGCCCGAACTGGCTGCGGACCCCGCGCGTCACTGGCTCCCGCGCCTTCAACCCTGCGCCGTTTGCCTGCGACCCGCGCAAGGCTTCGGCTTCTTCAACCCCGCCAAACCACGCCCCCGCAACCATCGCTGGTTCTGCTCGATGCCCTGTCAGGCATGGTTCGCGGCCCGTCATCGCAAAGGACTGACCATGCAGGGAACCACTGAGGAAGAACGTCTCGCCATCGCGCTGGTGATGAAGCGGCTGGGCCAGACCATGGACCAGATCGGCTGGGACAAGCGGCTCCGTGATCTTACCGCCACTGACGTCACGGCGCTGATCGAGGAGGTGCTGGAAGGCTACGGGGCCGAGATGTCGCGCATCGCCGCATCATCGGAGGTGCCGTTTTGACACTGGATTTCAACCCGCGCCCCTCCATGGCCGACCGGATCAACACATTGGTCGACGCAGCACTGATTGCAGAGCGCGAGGTGATGCCGCCCCGGACCTATCTCGGTGCATCGCGGCTGGGGCATGCCTGCGAGCGCGCCTTGCAGTTTGAGTTTGCAGGCGCGCCAAAGGACGAGGGCGCGGATTTCGGCGGCCAGACGCTGCGGATCTTCGAAATCGGCCACCAGCTCGAGGATCTGGCAATCCGCTGGCTGCGTGCGGCCGGGATCGACCTCTACACCCGCAAGGGCAATCGCCCTGATGGCGAGCAGTTCGGCTTTTCCGTCGCCGGAGGCCGTATTCGCGGCCATGTCGACGGGATCATCGCAGACGCCCCGGCAGCACTCGGTCTGCGCACCCCGGCTCTCTGGGAGTGCAAGACCATGAACGCCAAGAACTGGCGCGCCTGTGTCAAGGAAGGGGTCACGGTCTCCAAGCCAGTTTATGCCGCCCAGATCGCGATCTACCAAGCCTATATGGAACCTTCGGTGCCGGGTATTTCGTCCGCACCGGCGCTGTTCACCGCGATCAACAAGGACACGGCCGAACTGCACCATGAACTGGTGCCGTTTGATGCGGCCCTCGCACAGCGCATGTCCGACCGCGCGGTGCGGATTCTCCAGGCCACCGATGCAGGCGATTTGTTGCCGCGCATCGCCGCCAACCGCGACTTCTTCGAATGC